ACTTCTTATATCAATGGTGGCGTTAAGAAAGACGTTAACTCAGATACATTCAAGGGATTTAGTCTCTAACAAATAATAAGGAAGAAACATGATTACATGTCAAGAATGCGAGGCAGAGTTCGAAATTACTCACGATAATATCAGCGAACCAGAGTTTTGTCCGTTCTGTGCGGCGAAGCTAAGATACGATGATGAAGGTCTCGAAGAAGAAGATGGTGGTGACGACTGGTATCCTGATCCATAATCATAAATATGGGGGAAACAGGAGTACCCCATGTGGTTATATAATAATGTCGAATTTAACGACATTGGCGAGTATGTAGGATTTGTATATCTAATTACTAATCTCACCAATGATCGGAAATACATTGGCAAGAAAAATTTTTACTTTTCTAAAACAAGAACCGTCAAAGGTAAGCGTAAGCGAACCAAAGTCGAATCCGATTGGAAAGATTACTATGGTTCTAATAAAGAGCTTCAAGAAGATGTGGAGCGTCTTGGTTCGTATAATTTTAAGAGAGAAATTTTAAGATTGTGTAAGAGTAAAGGTGAGTTTAGTTATTTCGAAGCTAAGTATCAATTCGAAAAAAATGTTCTTGAAACCGACGAGTATTATAACTCTTGGATATCATGTAAAATTCATAAGAAACACTTGACTTTTATTAAAGGTTAGGGTATTATAATAATAAGGAAGTAACTATGAAAAACCCATTCGTACCGTTTCTAAATCAGCACTATACAGACGAAGTAGCTGAACAGATTAATCAACTTGCCGAATCCCATGAACTAAATGTTAATGTTATTCCTGATGGGGTAGGTAATATCGATATAGATGATAACAGAGTAAATGTTTGGGTCGATAGAGATACTGCTTCGATCTATAAGATTACTTTCGGTTAATAGAATCGCCCATGTAGCCCAATCGGCAGAGGCAGGAGACTTAAAATCTCCAAAGTGTCAGTTCGAGTCTGACCATGGGCACCAAATTTGAAGGGAGCATATAATGGCACATCCTCATAAGAATCGTCCTCGTAAAGGTCGTCGTAAGATTGGTTCGAAGAAACGCAAGGCTCGTCGTACTAAGGGTAAGTAATAGAATCGCGGGTGTGGTATAAGGGTTGTGCCCTAGCCTTCCAAGCTAGTGAAGACCAGTTCGAGTCTGGCCATCCGCTCCATTAAAAGGTGTAAAATGTCTAGGGAATTTAATCTCGATGAAGTTGTTGAATACATCCGCAGTTCTTCGTCTACCACATCCATCTATATTGGAGCAGATAGTGAACGCTACCGTGGTAGGGATGACCAATGGTACGCTGACTACACAGTTGCTGTTGTTGTTCATATGGATTCATCTAGAGGATGTCGTGTTTTCGGAAAGGTAGACACAGAACGTGACTACGATAAGCGTCATGATCGTCCATCAGTTCGTTTGATGAACGAAGTATATCGTGCTTCTCAAATGTATCTTGACTTGCTAGAAGCTATTGGCGATCGTCATTGCGAAGTCCACCTAGACATTAATCCTGACGAACTTCACGGTTCATCCTGCGTTATCCAACAGGCTACTGGTTATATCCGTGGCATGTGTGGTTTCGCACCAAAGGTAAAGCCAGAAGCTTTCGCAGCTTCCTATGCAGCGGATCGTTTAAAGGAGATCTTGGCTAACGCAGCCTGACAAGATAGCACGAGTAGCTTAGTGGCTAAAGCCGACCGCTCATAACGGTCTGATCGGGGGTTCGAGTCCCTCCTCGTGCACCATTTTTATCATGAAAAAACTCATCCTAATACTCCTCCTCCCCACAATAACAGCCTGTCAAACGACTGCGAAGTCGTCGGACCTAAATAACCTTACCGTTGCTTCTTGGTATCAGTCTGGTAAACGGACTGCAAGCGGTCAACGTTTCGACCCGAATGGACATACTGTCGCACATAGAACCCTTCCATTCGGGACAAAACTTCAACTGACTAATCCTGAAAATGGAAAGTCCATAATTGCTACGGTCAACGATAGAGGACCATTCATACGTGGTACTGGGTTAGACGTTTCTAGAGGCATAGCCCAATATTTGAATTTTATTAAAAAAGGTAAAACCAAACTTAATATGCGAGTATTGGACTAATTTTTATTACTCTCTTCGTAGCAAGTAATAAAAAGGAAACAATAATGAAAAAACTTATATTTTTACTGGCAGCGATGCTAGTTAGTGTAAGCTTCGTAACTGTGGCTGAAGCTAGACCAAAAGATAAGCAATATCATTATACTAAGGTGCAAAAGAGTAAAAAGTATAAAGTTGTGAAAGTTGTAACAGAAAAAGACTCTCAGGGTCAAGTGTTACAAAAAACTGTATATCATGACGACACCGTGGCTGGTTATTGGAGCTGGGAGTACAATAGACACAAACCTCCGATTACTGGTCCTGTAGAAAAAACAGTGGGCGATCTTGCAAACAAGGCAACTCACTATATGGGCGCAACAGCAAGTCAACTTGGATTACCGAGACGTCTCTGGTGCGCTGACTTTATGAATATGCTTGTCGGTGGTACCGACCGTCGAGCGATATCTTATGCTAATAGAGGCACAAAAGCCCAGCATGGTTGTGTAAACTGTATCGCAGTTACAACTCGCAGTGGCGGTGCTCATGTGGGCGTAGTATCAGGCTACGACGAAAAAGGCAACCCGATTATCGTTTCTGGTAATCATAACAGAAGAGTTGGTGTTGCCACTTATGATAAGCGAAGAGTTATTGCTTATCGATATATATAAAGTAGTGGGGCGGGAAACTGCCCCACTTCCCTCTCGGAGATAGATTATGGACGATTTGATCAAAACAACAGACCTTAACTGGTGCATTGATATCCTCAAACGCATCGATGAAATCCTTAAAAAAACTAATGTAAGCGAAGCTGATCTTGCGCAGATCCATTGGCTTGTGAAACAAGCTCTTAAAGTTGAAAGAGAAGAATAGGAGATATACTATGGGTATTATTCGTTTTAATGATGAAGAAGTTTTCGAAACAGATTCTCAAGAATATGATGTTCTAGTTAATGCTGCTGCCGAAGTAAAGCAAGAAACTCCAGGAGCTATTGTTGAAATCGGTACTCGCCGTGGTGGGTCAGCAAAGCTTATTATGGACGTTTTGTCTCTTAAGAATAATACAAACCGTCCGTTCTTTTGTATTGACCCATATGGTAATATCGAGATCGATTGCACCAATCTTAATATGACTCTTCATAATCCTGAGCGTGTTATTGAAGGCGATAAGCAATCAAAGGAACTTACTTCTCCTCAGCGTTTTGATTACGATAATAATATGCGTAATCGTGTCATTCCTTCCCTCTATTACTATGCCTATCAGCGTGGGTTTGACTTCAGCTTTTTCTGCCTAGAAGATACAGAGTTCTTTAAGCGTTATTACGATGGCGTTCCTGTTTACAACGAATATAAGACTCTCGTTAATGACTATGCTTTTGTTTTCTTTGACGGACCGCACGATAATAAGTGCTTGGATCTCGAGTCAGAGTTCTTCGTTAAGCGTGCACCTCTCGGAGCTGTATTCGTTTTCGATGATATCTGGATGTATGACCACGATAAGATCGTAGAAGAAAAGCTCTTTACTCATGGGTTTGAGATCCACGAAAAGAAACAGATTAAAGCCTCTTACATTAAGGTTAAATAATGTTTGAGAAAACTTGGGAGTGGCTCGCTACTTTCGTTTTGATTATCGGCGTATATCTTACAGCTGTTAATTACTATCCGATGAACATCTACTTCAGCATGGCTGGTAACTTTATGTGGATGGTTCTTGGTATTATGTGGAGAAAAGCATCTCTTATAACCATTCAGTTGGTTGTAACAGTGATATATATTTACGGAATGTGCTTGCCTTTTCTTGAAAAGTAGGCTATACTATAAAAATAGGAGATATAGATGAAGAGCGAACTAGAGCAATTAGTAGAGTATGATATGTATTGCCGTGGCTTCGATCCTTCTGTTAAGGAAGATGTTGAAGCTTACTGGAAGGGAATGCTATCATGAAGGTAACTATCTACAGTAAGGACCAATGCATTCACTGTAACAATGCAAAGATGCTTCTCGCTTCTCGTAACATTTCTTATAATGAATTGAAGTTGAACGAGGACTTTACAAGAGAAAGTTTGATGGAACTTTTCCCTCAGGCTCGTTCGTTTCCAATTATTATCGTTGATGGTTTTAACATCGGTGGTTATACAGAACTCCAAAAGTTGATTTTGGAAGAAACTCAAGAGAATAGAAAGTTCCTTACTGAAGGAGAGTGGAATGGTCGCTAATCGTGATGAGATCCTCAAGGATCTTCGTAAGTATGTAATTGAAGTGCACTTTGATAAGGTTGATGGAACAGCACGTGTAATGCGTTGTACTCTTCGTCCTGATCTTCTTCCGCCAAGCTATTCCGAAAACTTGGAAGAGCAAAAGCAGGAAACAGAATTTCATAAGGTTAATGAAAACGTTGTCGCTGCTTGGGATGTTCAAAAGGGTGGCTGGCGTTCTTTCCGTGTAGATAGTGTTAAATATATTCAGAATGTAAACGACGGATATTAATATGTCTAAGTTGGTTATGGTTGAGACGCTATCTCAACATCGTATTCGTTACGTTGTTGAGATACCAGATGATTCTTATGATTTTGTAGCATCTGATTATATACTATATAATGATGACGCAAAAGAAATGAGTCAGCTTCATCTTGGCGAAATAGAATTTTCGAAAAGAGAAATCACCAAAGAAGAATATATAAAACTATTCAACCAAGATAATGGATATCTTGTTGAGTGGTTAGAAGATAAAAAATTCGATCTAATAAATAAAATTACGGAGACTAAATGAAATGGCATATTGGGGTTATCATCTCGTACTAGATTGCGCAGAACTCGATCACGCTGCAATCACTAGCTACGATACAATTTATAACTTTACAAAGCGTCTTGTCAAGGATATTGACATGGTCGCTTATGGTGAACCACAGATCGTAAACTTTGGTTCAGGTAACAAGGCTGGTTATACTCTCGTTCAGTTGATCGAAACTTCGAACATCTGCGCTCACTTTGTACCCGATGATGGCATGGGCGGAAACGCTATGTACCTCGATGTGTTCTCTTGTAAGGAATACGATGATCAAATTGTTATTGCCTTGGTAAAAGAATACTTTGGCGCTAAATATGTTCGACCAAACTATCTAACTCGTCAGGCTTGATTGGAGGATTTGTTATGATTTTTGATGATGAAGAATGGGATCAAAAGTACCATGAAAAGCAAACTAAAAAGCGTGTTGGTTCTGTTGTTCCAGCAGTTACTTTCAAAACACGTGTCCGTGACGAAAGTGTTGGAGGATCCAATCCTTATCGTTGGCAGGATCTAAACAGCTATGAGTGTTTCGGTGGCAAGCGTGTAATCGTTTTCTCGCTTCCTGGAGCATTTACTCCTACCTGCGATACATATCAGCTTCCTGGATTTGAAAATAGTTTCCTAGCATTCGAAG